CATTGCCTTCGGTCGTGTTGACCACGACTGTACCATCTCGGTGGACCAGAATCTTGTCCACGTCGAAACCAGCGCCGGAGTAGAACAAAGAACGAAGGCTTATATCAACGCCATACGCCGTCGCCGGGTCGTCGTACCAGCTGCCCGACTCGGCGCCGTGGGTGATCCGCTTCACTTGCGTCCGCACCGAGTTGAGATCGTCACGCAGGTTTTCAGCCCCAGTCTCCAGAGTCGAACCGGAAGGCAGATCGTCGTTGTACAAGTCTGACTTCCCTACTTGAGTCTCTTGGTCAACTTTCTGTGACACTGCCTAGCCTCCGTCCGGTTTCTTTAGCAACGGGTTGTAACACTGCTGCCCAGTCTTCGACACTGATACCCGAGCCGCTCGCTGAGCCTCATGGACCATAAGACTGACTCGGTTGTCGTCGACTTGGCAAAACAGACGGTAACCTCCCTTGAATCGCGCTTTCTCATTCGCCGGAAGCGACTCTGCGAACATGAAAACTCGCTCGTACCCGCTCGGCTTCGGCAGCGAGTACATAACCCCCCTATGCTGGATGGTGAGAGCACGAAGCTTCCTTTGAAACTTCGAACTTCGAACGTGCCGTAACCAGTCCGCGGCCTGTCTCTCGTCCTGCAGGTCGAAACACAGCGTACAGCCATCGGCGAGATGAGCCCGTAACATGGCCCTCCTAACGAGCGTCCGCTCAGAGCCTGGCTCTGATGCGGGCAGACCATGTCACTCCCCGTCGGAGCTAGAGGGTGGCTCACTAGGGGGCTTGGCTCGTTCCCGAATCCACGAGGTTCTACTACGTTTCTTCGGCGCAGAAGAAAGCCCGGGAGATTTGTACTCCCCCGTAACTGCCTCCGAACTCGACTCCGGCGCCGCGGCCGGCGACGAAGACGGCTGCGAAACTGCGACCAGACGCCTGGCGATTTCCGGTCGCTGTGTTTTCACCGCTCGCAGCTCGTCATCGGTCAGCTCCTCTACAGTCGCCGGGCGCAAGTGCAGCGAACCCTTGCGTCGAGTGTCACAACCGGCCGGCAGCTCGACTTGAGCAAGAGTGACGCCGGCCGGCACTAGATACGATCTAGCTATCATCGGGAGTCACCCGCGACTTGCGTCGAGGAGCGGAAGGTCTAACTCGCGACGCCGCCACCTTAGTAACGGTGGAGCTGCTGCCTGCTGCAACCCCGGGCTCCAACGGTTCGGCCGAAGCGTTAGGCTTTGGCCTCGGCGGCTCGACGTTCTCGGTGATAGCAAACATCCCCCGTGACATTGATTTGACGTAAGCGATCACCTTCTTGTTGGACGTGTACCTACCCTTATTTTTCCAGAAAGTATGCGTAACGCCGTCCATCCGAAACGTGTGCGACATCCTGTCGCGCAATCGTATTAAAACAGCCATGCTTGAGATCCTCCAATCACATGGAATTGACCGCGCGAAAATTTATGGCGACGGCGCCTCGCGCGAGTAACGCCGCCGCCCTTACCGATTCGTTTCGGTAAAGTTCTAACTAGACCGTACCGCCGACGTTGACGGCTTTGACCAACGCGTCGACTTCCTCGACCTGCACGTCGACCTTACCGGTCATGACGTACTCGTTAGCGCGCTTGTGGATGTTACGGGCACGCTCGATGCGCATGTCATCCCTGCCATAGGCGAGGATGAAGTTCTGCCAGTGGGTCAGAACGATCTGCGGATACGACTGATAGGTGATCTTCACCGTGTCGCCGTCACCGATGCTCCCGCCCGCGTCTCGCGCGATGGTCCCGTTGACATAGTCCATGTTGTAGTCAGTGCCTTCGACATACGCCGTCGTCGGCGTGGCGTCGAGAGTGCTTTGAAACACCAGTTCGGAAGCCGAGACAACCGGCTTGTACCGCAACGCCACCGCGGTGGTGCCGGGCAGCACCACATGCTCGACGACCTTCGGGTACGCCTCAAGCAGCGGCACCTCGACGAGCGGAACCCCGAATGGCGTCTGCGTCTCGCCCTCGGCCGCCCGGTCGCCCTTCGGAGTCTGCCGTGTGGCGATCTTCTCGATGTAGACCTGCGCCAAGTCGCTCGGAACGAAAAAACGCAGCTTGCTCTTGTCTCGGCGAAACTTCTGCGGCATGGCCCGGATCATCTCGCCGAACACCGTGAGGCCGATGCCGGTGCCGCCCACGTCGACAGAGTGTCCACCGTCCGCCTTGCGCCACCAGCCGTCGAACATGGCGAGCAGCGGATCTTTGATGTACTTCGCCGTGTCGCCTCCGGTCTTGATGTCGCTTTCGAGAACCGCTTCTCCGAGGAGGTCGCCGCGTATTGCCTGCTCTTCGCCGTTGTTTTGCCAGCCCGTGGCGAACAAGCGCATAAGGTGATCCTCGGCGTCGTCACCCTCGATGTTCACCTCCTTGAAGGTGTCGGAGATGTCGAACGCCGTGATAACCTCTTGGGGTTGAAGCTGAATTTTCGACGTGCTGACGCCTAGGCGATCCTGCGGAGCCACATACTCGACGGCCGGCCACATCACCCGGTTGTTGATGCCGATCTTGTCGATTTCCAACTTCTCGTTGCGAAATCTCACGACCCGCACGTTGTTTTTCATCACCGACTCGTTGATGACATAGTCCAAAAACTTGTCAGCTTGGGCCGGTTGCAGCTTGCCGTGGGTGGCCAGCGCCTCCGCCGCTGTTATTGCCTTTTGTAGCAGTTCCTCGTTTGTCACTGTCTATCCTCCTATTGCGTGCTCGAAACGAAGCCGCGGGTTGAGACGCGCCTACCAGAGGGGCAGGCCGCTCCACACATTTTCAGACTTCTTGACCTTTTCACCTGGCTCCTTATCCCCGTCGCCTTCTTCAGACTTCGGAGCAGAGCGAGACTTCTCGATATCCTCGAGACGCTTTTTCAGCTCGGTGTTCTCCTGAACGACCGGCGCAAGCGCCTCGTCAATGGCCTTCTTGACCGAAGCGGGCGTGGCGGTCGTGCCGCTCGTCCACTTCACATCAGCCGGCAGCGCGCCCTTGGCCAGCTCGTCGATGATGCTCTTCGCGGCCTCTTTATCGACCTGCGCAAGCATGTTGAGCAGCTGGGCCACCGAGCCTTTCAGTGCGGTAGTCCGCTCGCCTGTGAACTGGCTCTGGCCCTTCGCAAGCGGCTGCCCGGAAATCTGAACCTGGCCGTCGGGCGAGACGGTGATGTTCAGCCCCTTGGAGGTTTCGGCCTCTTCGACCTTTCCCTTGCCCTTCTTCTTCTCCCCTTCCTCTTCCTTTTCGGGCTTCGCCGCTCCCGCGGCCTGCTTGTACCCGCACTTGGTGCAAACGCCGTCTTTCATCTCCGCGCCGCACTTCGGACACTTGTCCTGCTTTTCGGTTTCGTCCTTCTTGTCTTCAGCCTTCTCTTTTTCCTTCTCGTCAGCCATCGAGCCATCTCCTTCCTTCGCCTTCGAAGTGGGCGAGGGGTAAGGGTACTTGCCGCCCGCCACCTTCCCCAAGAAGGCGACGACGCGATTGATTTCGTTCTTGGGAGCACCTTCGACGCCGGCTTGTTTCTTCAACCAGGGCATGACTTTCCCAATCGCGTTACGTAGGTCGATAGGCAACGCTTTCTCGACCTCTTCCTCTTTGAACTGTTGCCAGTTCATTTTCTCGACGACCACGTCAGATCCCACATTGCTATCGTCGGTCTGCGGCTCCGGCTCGAACGCTCCCATGTTCTCCTCCTGTTGTCGCTTGACGACTAGAAACTCTCGAAGGATCGCCGGCTTGTCGACCAGCGACATCTCTCTAACCTTCAGGTCGAGTATCTCCTGCCCCTTTTCTTTGCCAAGTTCGGTGCTTTCGGCACTGCCAGACATAGTCTAGCCCTTCACAGTCGCTGCGCCGCCAACCGAAAAACCGGTGAGCTTGCCGTCCTTGATATCCTTCCATCTCGTATCAGACGATACGTGTACGGTCACGACCCAGCTTCCCTCTTTTACAGACTTGCTGTCAAGAGTATACGCGACCGGGGCAATAAACGACTCGACTAGCTCGATACCGACGTTGCCGAATACCTTGTGCATCACACCGATTTCGGTGCTCTTGTTGTACTCACGAAGGAAATTGTGCGCGGCTTTCTCGATAACCTCTCGAGTCACGAACTGACCTTGAGCGTCCACGACGTTCGGCTCCAACGCAATGCCTGTAACTAGCCGCTTCTCCTTGCCGTCCGCGGCCTTCTTCACTTCAACCTTATGAATCGGTATGAACAGCTCGAAATCGACCTGTTTCTCAACCTCGGTTTTGGTCTTAGGCGCGGTCCCGACCGGCGACCATAAGTATTCGGAGTTATTCCGTTTTACGACATAAATCCCGGACAGCTTTCCGCCCTTAAAACGCACTTTGATACGGTCGTCCAACAGCGAGATAACCTCGGCCTTGCCACGGTCCAACATCTCGATCACAGATGGCGTCTCCTTCGTCGGATTGAGATAGTGCCCGGGCTTGATGTCCCCGATCAGTTCTAAGGATTCCTTGTGCGAGTCAGAACTTACTCGCGCTGCCACTTCGCGGTTGTCTAGCGGATTACGCCGAAGCTCGATTACCAACAGTTCGGGCCGGCCGACATC